ACAAGATGTACTACAGAGCCAGAGACGAAATGTCTAATTACTTAAACGTAAGATCTTCTAACTTATCTTATCCTAAAAGTAGAGCAGGTCGTAAAGCTGTAAAAGATGACAACATAGAATATGTAGACGCAGAGGAGGAGCAAATACCTGCCGAAGATTTATTTGGTTCGTATGAATTAAAAGATTCTATTGAGGTACTAAAGAAACATTTAAGCAAAAGAGAGTGGGAAGTGTTTGTATGTTTGCACAACAATAACAACAACTTAACACACACATCTAATGCACTTGGGGTGTCTAAGCAAGCTATAAAACAGGCTCTCAGTAGAATAAAAAACAAGATTGTAACAATTTGTGATGTTGACATTTAAAGAATTTAGACGTTATAGGTATATACCTACTTAAGTATTAACATAAGTTTACGCTTATACGTATTACGCAACAAAGAAAGAAACGTAAGTATGACTATAGTATATGAAGATAACAACTTAAAGCACCAACCATGCCCTTTTGTGTCGTGCGGATCGAGCGATGCGTTCTCGTATGAGACAAATAAGAAGGTAGGCTTCTGTCATTCTTGTGGTGGTAAGTACTCTCACAAGTCTGTAGGTTTAAAAGATTGGGCAGAAGATAAATATCCGACTAACAAAGAAAGTAACTATATGAACGTAACAGAGTTTACACCTAAAAGAATAGAAGACCCTTCAGAAGGAAAGTATGAGGCCATGAGAGGTATTCATGCAAGTACAATGCAAGACTATAACGTACTCACGTATGACGACAGACAAGAATATATATACCCGTCTGGGGGAATTAAGGTTCGTAAGTTAGGCGAGAAAGCGTTCTACGCTAAAGACGGATTCAAAGGTGATGAACTCTTTGGTATGAACTTATACCCTGCTGGTTGTAGTAAGATAGTTACAATAACAGAAGGAGAACTAGACGCACTATCGGTTTGTCAGATGACACAAAATCAATACTTAAACCCTTCTGTGTCGCTACCTTCAGCTACACCATCTAAAAGACTATGGGAAAACTGTAAGGATTGGTTAAGTAGCTTTGAGAAGATAATCTTATCTGTAGATAATGATGATGCAGGTAATGCTTTAGCTGACCGTATGGCTAGACTATTTCCTAATAAAGTTTATCGAGTACAACACGGAGAATACAAAGATGCTAATGATTTTCTACAGGCAGGTAAGGAAAGAGAGTTTAAGAACTTATGGTGGAAGCCACTTAAGCATACACCAGAAAACATACTAAATACTTCTGACCAGTTCCTAAAATTGTACGAAGAAACTCCAGAACACGTATACTATAAGACGGGCATCGAGGCGTTAGACGATAAGATTTTAGGTCTAATGCAAGGTCACTTCACAGTGTTTAAAGCACCTACAGGCATAGGTAAGACTGAGCTTATGAGGTACATGGAATATAGTATGTTACAACAAGACATACCTATTGCCGCATGGCACTTAGAAGAGACTAAATTAAGGTCGCTACTGGGTCTTGTGTCGTATGAGGTAGGTGACAACCTAACGAGACGTGACTTGATAGAAGAGAAGCAAGCTGATGGGCTTGTACGTGAAGCTATAGGTAATATAACTAAAGATGAGAACTTCTATCAATTCTACTTAGGTGATGGTCAAGGTGCAGACGAACTAATAGACCAGATAAGATTCTTTAGCCAAGCGTGTGATTGTAAGTTTGTATTCTTTGAGCCTATACAAGACGTAGTTGTAGGTACATCAGAAGATAGTAAAGAATCTATGTTAGCTGACTTATCTATTAGACTATCTAAGTTAGCGGCAGAACTTAACGTAGGCATTGTAACGATTGCCCATACCAATGAAAACGGAGATCCAAAATACTGCAAGATGATAGGCCAACGTGCGTCTGTTATAATAGATCTGCATAGAGATAAGGAAGCTGACAACATGGAAGAACGTAACACGACTTACCTAAAGGTAGAAAAGAATAGACCTTGTTCAGAAGAAGGACAAGCAGGTAGGTTATCATTTAACTTAGACACATTTATGTTAACGGAGATACAGTAATGAGTGTAACATTAGAAGAAGTTGATGAGTGGATAGAAGAACAAATCCCCCTAGCAGAAAAAGAAGAGGCACGTAATTACCATAGAGATGTAATTGGGGGTTCAGATCAAAGAGAGTTGTCAAGGTTATATACCATAAAAGAACTTTTATGTGCAGGTGCAAATATAATAGAAATAGGTAATGGGCATGTAGACATAAGAGAAGGTAATTCTTTTTTTAGGTTTTATCTCTTAAAGCAAAAGTGGAGTTCTGGTTTGGGTATTAATACTAGGTGGAGAACTAGAAAAAGGTACTGGTGTAAAAGCCCTACTGATTTTGTTAACAAATATGTAAAAGGTGAAAAATAATGCCAGTATTCGATATAGAAACAGACGGGTTTAACCCTACAAAGATACACGTTGTGTCGTGGATGGATGATGATGGTATCATGCACTCTACACATGACTATGAAGAGATGCGTACATTCTTTCTCAATACAGATACACTTATAGGTCACAACATAGTTAGGTATGATGTACCTGTAGTAGAGAGGATTCTAGATATAAAGATCAAGGCTAGGATTATAGATACGTTGCCTATAGCTTGGTACATAAACCACGCTCAAAAGTCTCATGGATTAGCACAGTATGGTATTATGTATGGTGTACCTAAACCTGAGATTGATGACTGGGAAGGTTTATCTCCAGAGGAATATAAGCATAGATGTGAGGAAGACGTTAAGATCAACACAAGATTGTGGCGTGACCTAAACCTTAAGCTAGACAAGCTATACCCCGTCAGTGAAAATAAGGATAAACTTATAGACTACCTCACATTCAAGATGGAGTGTGCTAGAGAGCAAGAGACACTTCAGTGGAAATTAGACATAGATAAAGCAGAAGGTTATTTACAAGAGTGGGAAAAGTTGAAGGCAGAGAAGACAGAAATGCTTGCTGATGCTATGCCACGTAGGGTACTTACAGCAGTACGCAGTAAACCAAAGATTATGCACAAGAAGGATGGATCTCTGTCGTCAAACGGGGAGAAGTGGGTTGCCTTATGTAAAGAGCAGAAACAACCTCAGACTACTATATCTCTAACAGTTAAGATAGGAGAAGAAAGAGCTAACCCTAATAGTACAGATCAAGTTAAGGACTGGTTGTTTTCTCTAGGTTGGAAACCACGTACCTTCAAGTACCTAACTGATAAGAAAACAGGAGATACAAGAAGATTAGAGCAGGTACGTAAGGATGCAGACTTATGTAAGTCAGTTAAAGTATTAGCAGACATAGAACCTGCTATTAATCTACTTGATGGTCTATCTGTTTTGTCGCATCGCATAGGTGTTATAAAGAGTATGGTTAACTCACAAGTAAATGGTTACGTACAAGCTAATATAGCAGGTCTAACTAACACTCTTAGGTTCAAACATGCAAAGCCTCTTGTTAATTTACCTGCTGTAGATAAGCCGTATGGTAAGGAGATAAGAGGTTGCTTGACTTGTCCAGATGGTTACACACTATGTGGTGCTGACATGACCTCACTAGAGGATACAACTAAACGTCACTACATGAAACCATTAGACCCTGACTACGTAGAAGAAATGTCTAAAGATGGGTTTGATCCACACTTAGACTTAGCTAAACACGCAGGTGTAATTACACAAGATGATATAGACAAACACAACAGTGGAGAAAGATCTTTATCATCCCTACGTAAGAATTACAAAGTAGTTAACTACAGTGCTACTTATGGTGTTGGTGCTTCTACTTTATCTCGTAACACTGAGATGAACACTAAGGACGCAAAGAAGCTCCTAGAGGCGTTCTGGTCACGAAACTGGTCAGTCTATAAGGTAGCTAGTACAGCCCGTACAAGGGACTTATTTGGCTCTACATGGCTATACAACCCTGTATCAGAATTTTGGTACAGTCTCAGGAGTGACAAGGATCGCTTCTCTACATTAAATCAAGGAACAGGAGTATTTTGTTTTGACAGTTGGGTATCTTTATGTCGTGAACGAGGAATTAAAACCATCGGACAATTCCACGACGAAATCATCGCACTCGTACAAGAAGGAGAGGAAGAACAAACTAAGACTACAATGGAACAAGCTATTGAAAAACTTAATGAAAAGCTAGAACTTAACGTACCACTAGGTGTGGATGCACAGTTCGGTAAAAGCTACGCAGACATACACTAACTTTATTTTTTTCGTCAGGTTGACATTTGACGAATTTAGACGTTATATATATATACCAACAGCCGAAAGGAACTCGACATGGCTAAATACACAATGGATATGATACTTGAATACGCTAAGGTGTTCGCAGAAAATGCAGATATGGGTAGTCCAGACGGACCTCGTGCCGCACAAGCAGTTCATCATAAAGGGGGACAGTTTATTACTAATGCTTACTTCACTGAGGAAGAGCAGATAGAAAAGTTAGAAGCTGAAGGTTTAGACTTACATCCTATGAATAGTGATCGCATACGACAAGGTAATGCTGATCTAGGTATAGGTAAATATATGAAGGTAAAACGTATGGTTTCAGATGTAAAAAACTTTACTGACCGAAAAGGTGAACCTGTTACAATAGACTATGGTGGAGCGCCTACAATAGTTAACTTAACTGAAGGAAGAGAGAAGAAAAGACTATGGAGCTTTACTGAAGATGGTGCTTTAGGTAATGGGACTAAAGCTAAAGTACAGTTTGAAGTGTATGCTAACGGAGCAGGTGTTCGTCTACTAAATGTAGCAGTAACAGAGCATGTACCATACGAAGCTAACAGCTCTGTGTCAGAAGACGATGAGCTATTTATTGTATAAGGAATAGATTATGAGAATAAGTGTTAATGCCTATATGGAAAAAGAAGAAGACGGTTACAGTGGAAGTGTTGATATGAGTAGGGACGATATTACAGAAGCCCATGAGTTAGCTCAACTCTTTGCTGAAGCCGCACACGCCTTTGGTTTCACCTACGTAAAGTCTGTAGGTTTTGAGTGTGAAGATGGTGAAATGATGTGGGGTGACACTTAAATGGACATGGGGAAGGTTCTAATTGACGGGGATATACTTGCTTATCGTGCGGCCTTCTCCACTCAAAAAATGAGATCAGTCGATACAAGAAATAAAGTTGATGCTCTTATAGAATCTATTTTAGATAGCACTGTATGTTTTCCACATGAGGTTGGAATTGACTATGTTGTGTACCTTACAGGTAAAGGTAACTTCAGACATGACATAGCTAAGTCTCATGTGTACAAGGGAAATAGAAGACACATTAAGAAACCTATACACTTACAAGCCGCCAGAGATCACATGGAAAGCAAGTACCAAGCTATCATAAGCCAAGGAGAGGAAGCAGATGATCTTATCGCAATGGAAGCCGCCAAACTAGACTACAAGGCTTGTGTAGCCTCTATAGATAAAGATATGTTACAGATACCCTGTTGGCATTTCAATATTGTTAGGGGTGATTATGTTAAAGTAGAACCCTTCGGGGGAATTAAGTTCTTCTATAAACAAATATTAACGGGAGATACATCTGACAACATTGTTGGGTTGTGGAAAGTTGGTCCATTTAAGGCTAAAAAAATACTAGATGGAGCAGAGACAGAAGAAGAACTATGGGATCGTGTAATCAAAGCCTACGATGGTGATGAGGAACGAGTAATAGAAAATGCTAGGCTGTTGTGGCTTAGAAGAGAAGAGGCAGAGATATGGCAACCACCAAGAGTAAGATCCGACAACAGGCGATAAAGAATGGTTATCGTTCTGGACTGGAGGATGTCATATCAAAAGACCTCAAGAAGAGGGGTGTAGATTTTGGCTACGAGACTGTCAAGATAAAATGGCAGTTAATCGAAAGTAAGACCTACACCCCCGACTTCATACTACCAAATGGTATCATAATTGAATCTAAAGGACGCTTTGTTCCAGACGACAGAAAGAAGCATCTTAAAGTCAGAGAGCAGAACCC